AATAATAACAGAAGATGAAGAAAAAGAAAAGGAAACGCGGCTTGAAATGGGATTAATGGCATCTGAAAATGCATTGACCATGTTCAAAACGCAAGGGCAGGCTGAAATCATCAATACTATGAACATGCAAACAGATATTGCTATGTACTATAATTCCACAATAAATGGTGGTATATACAATGATAAGGCTAAATTAGTTGACGGAAATATAAGTGACAATAAGCGTGGTTTAAGGAATAATTTAGCACAACAAATTTTGCATGAACAAATGGTTGATATGCAATATAAAAAGTGAGGTTTAAAATGAAATATTTTACAATAATACTTACATTATTTGCTCTGCCTGTATCTGCAAATGTAGAGATAACAGGTAATGTAGCTGCCAAATGTATAATACAAACAACTAAATCTGGTGCATATGGAAACCCTATTGCCAGTAAACTTAGTACAACACCTGCCGATGGTGGTGTATTACCTATAATTAGATATGATGTGTCTATTGCAGATTCATATACAGCCAATATAACCCATCCAACAGCGTTTAGCTCATCGCCTTCACTATCTGATACAGTTGCATGGACAGGCAGTACAAGCGTTACTCAAACGTCTGTTTCTGGTATGTCAGCATATGAAGCGGCAAAAACTGTTGTTGGAAGTACAACAATATTTGATTTAACGCTAGCAGGGTCTACTTGGTTTAGCACTGCATCAAGTGCTACATATGGGTCTGCAAAGCCGTTTCCAGGTGGAACATACACGTCCGTTGTGCAGGCCAGTTGCATTGCGAAATAACATAATCATATTTCTTTTACTCTGGGCAACAGCACTTTCAAGTCACGAAATGACGCCTGCTTACCCAGAAGTAAAACCTTCTCACGTATTAGATGTGGTGAAAGTTGAAATGTCTTTGTTTAATTCAAGAGAAGAAATCCAATATTATCAAGTAGACTTATTTGATTTAAATTGGACAAATATACCTTTTTCTACAACCTACAGAATAATTAAGATTGGGTACAAAGAGAAAAAGGCATTTAATGTGTATATTAGGAAATCTGACATGGATGAAGCTGTATATTTGTGCACAACTTCAAAAGTTAGAAAATCAAACAAATCTAAAACACTTATTTCATCAAGAATATGTTCAAGATTAGATGGTGAGCCCGCATGAGACTTGCGTTAATATTTTGCACTTTAGCAAGTACGGCAATAGCAGAAAATAGCTCTTTGTCACTTGCGCTGCCGAGCCCGCCAATGAATTACCAATCTGATAGCTTTTCTACAGGCAATATGAGGTGCAGTAATGCTGTTGGTGGCGGAGTAAACCTTGAATACGGCGTTACAGGCGTTTTATCTGGATTAGATAAGAACATGAGGGGGAAAGATATAGGCATATATGCACGTATTGTAATACCTCTTGATAAGCCAAAAGCACGTATAAATTGTGACGATTTATACCAGATAGAGCTAACGCAGCGTAAGTTGGAAATACAAAAATTACGTGACGAAATTGAAGCTTTAAAGAAAATGCAAAATGTTGATACAGCAATGGAATTTGAAAATTAATGGTTGATACGATTAAAATTGCAGATGATATTGATGGCCTGGCGGATCGCCAGATCAAGGCAGGGGGCATGAAACTTACAATGGGCTCTGTTATGGCTATATTTGCATTTTTATCCACAATAGTCGGCGGGTTGTACGGCGGATTCGTTCTATATCAAAAAATTGAAGCTGTAGCGGGGCTTGATTTAGACGAATATCAACAGAACATGAAAGTTATGGATGCAAAGATTGTTGGTATATCTGAAAAAGTTGAAGAAAGTGTAGAATACACCAGAGACATTAAAAATGGCTTAAAAGATGATATATTACGCATAGAGCAACAAACTGATAGAATTGAAGATATGGTGCGTAAATCCGAAGACAAAGTAAGGTCTATGATAGACGCCGCCGAGGTGCGCTTTGAAAATCAAAGAGAACGTGTTAGAGTATCCCAAAGTGGGTCAATGAAAGAACTGGAAGATAAGCTAATGGACAAGTTGCAACGCGCACTAGATAACCCTTTAGCAGATTAGGTGTATTATGGATGAATTTAAAAAATTTGATGTGGATGGTAACGGCACGATTGATCGTGAAGAATGGGATAAGCTTGAACTTGAAGATAAAAAGCGAAGGCTAGACGACGAAGACGCGCAAAGGGACGCTCAAAGAAGAATGACCTGGTTTGCTTTAACAGGTATGCTTTTATATCCATTTGCAGTTGTTTTAGCTGATTTATTCTCTTTAATCGAAGCCGCCAAGATATTAGGGTCAATGGCTTCTATTTATTTCGTGTCTGTTGCGGGCATTGTATCAGTATTTTTTGGAGCTAACGCATTAGCGAAAGGTAAGAAGGAATGATAGCAGGTTTAGGATTATTAGGAAAAGTCGCTGATTTAGCAGGGACAATGATTGAAGGCAAAACTGCCGTTAAGCAAGCTGAAGCGCAAACTAAAATGAAGATTGCAACTGGCGAGCTTGATTGGGATTTAGCTGCAATGAAAGCTTCTGAAAATAGCTGGAAAGACGAATGGATAACACTTCTCTTTTCGATCCCGTTAATTTTAGCGTTTTGCGGTGATTGGGGTAATCAAATTGTTGAAGCAGGATTTTTAGCGTTATCGAACATGCCAGGATGGTATCAATACAGCCTTGGGGGCATTGTAAGTGCATCAATTGGTATGCGCGGTGTTAGTAAATACTACGGGGGCAAAAAATAATGTCATTATATAGAAATATTGCAAAGAAACGTAAGCGCATTGCGGCTGGTAGCGGCGAGAAAATGCGTAAGCCTGGTACAAAAGGTGCGCCAACAGCAAGTGCATTTAAAAAAGCAGCTAAAACTGCAAAGAAAAAGAAGAAATAACATGAGTGAAGCAATGAAAAAGCTCCAAGAGAAAGTTGGCGTTGGCGCTGATGGACACTTTGGAAAGAATACAGCAAAAGCTATAGCGCAACATTATGAGCTATCAAATGAGCGAGCCGCGCACCTTATGGGTCAAGCGAGCCATGAAAGTGGCCATTGGCGGCATACCAGGGAAAATTTAAACTATAGCGCTGAAAGCATGATGCGCGTATGGCCAAGTAGATTTCCTGATTTAGCCTCATGTGAAGGGTTAGCTAGAAATCCGAAAGCATTAGCTGAAAACGTATATTTTGGCAGACTTGGTAATGATACTAAGGAAAAAGCAAGTTTATACGTTGGGCGCGGATTTTTACAACTCACCGGCTATTCTAACGTCAAATCGTTTGCTAGTGACATGGGCTGCCCAGAAGTAATTGAAGACCCGTCTTTACTAGAAACAAATTATGCGTTTGAAACTGCTTTATGGTTTTTTAACAAAAATAAATTATTTGATATAGCTGATGATGGTGTAAATGAAGAAACCATAAGAAAGATCAGTAAGCGTGTAAATGGCGGCTATCATGGGCTCAATGACAGGATAGAGCAAACAAATAAAATTTACGACTATCTAAATGGGTGAATTTAAACTTGTAAATTTTGCTTTTTAAATATACTAAAACTTGTGGGCTTTTCGGGCATGATTGGCCCACACGAAACTAATGAATAGTTTGATCATCTAACATGCTGTCTTCATCTAATTCAATAATACATTCAGCCAAAGCTTGCATGACTGCATGTTTGCCTACAATCATTAATCTTTCTGCAATGTAATTACATAAATGCTCTAATTCATCATCTGCGTCTTGTGTATGTTCGCCGATAATGTCCAATGTTAGTTTAATTTTAAATTCAGACACTTGCTTAACCTTAAAGACGGGTTGTGCCGGGAGAAAGGAAGGAACTGGCACAACCCTAGTAAAGCGAGCGTTACACTTGAGCGAAAGTGTTAGGAGGAGGAGAAAAAGCTCGCTTAATTAACCATACTATAAAACTATTATATTTAGCAAGGTTCTGATACTTCAACAGCCAACGCGGCATACCCTGCCGCGTCAACACTGGAATCAATATGAGCACCATTTTTTAATCTAGCCATTTTTAGCAAAACCATCATATTACAAACATCAGTAGCGGTAAATTTATGGTCTGTATAAACACTCCATAATTCAGCTATTTTATTAAAATTTTCTTTTGGCGTCCCATACACTTGTTCTCTATCGCCATTAATTAAATTTAAAGCTTCCATTAAAACATTTGATCTAATGTTTTTGTATTTTTTCATAATTGATCCCTTTGTTTGGCCTTGCCCGAATTATCTGTAAACCACATAAATCCATCATTGATTGCAATATGTCCAGAGCTTAACAATGATGTTAGCGCTTGTTTGTAACTTGTTTTTGGATTTGACACGCTACTACATTTTCCAATGAAATGATCTTTAACTGTTTCTTCAGAAATACAATGATACATTCTTGGCTCTGGCCATCCAACTCCACTTGGATTTGGATTTCCTAAACCTTCTGACCTTAATTGCTTGAAGACACTCCTTAACAAAGTCTGGTTTTTACCTTTAATCTGCGGTCTATTAGCTTCCTCAATTTCTTCAGCAGAAGCTTTTTCTATTACGCATGTAGTAACAGGGTCGCCATCATCATCATGCCCAAGCTCTATAACTTTTAATTTAAAGCTAAATATCGCACCTGTTTCCATGTCCCTTTGCTTGGTGGCCTTTGCAAATCTCATTCCAGTTTCTTCATTATAGTCCAATTCTATTTCGGTATCTGTTGCGGCTCGCAGTGAGCTATGCCCCCTTGCGCCTGCTGCTTTATCTTTACCAGAGTGATGCACTGTAGCTACGTGAGCGCCAGTTAATTCACGTAATTTATCACAATTACCTATAAATTTTGTCATATCTTCTGGGCTGTTTTCATTTGCCCCAGACATAGCTCTTGAAAGAGTATCAATAATTATCATCTTTACAGGCCCGTGTGAGCGTGCAACTTCCCTACACAATTTGCTTAATATGTTCATATCTACATCTGCATCAAGCATATTTACAGGTGATGGCCTAACAGCTAATTTTACGTCTTTATGGTCTATATAGTGTTGGCGCATAGCGACAACTCTATTATGGAACGCCATACCCCCTTCAGTAGCTAAATATAAAACACTACCGCCATTTACTTTGTTATTATTCCATGCCTCATTTGCACCAATATGCCATGCAATATCTAAAACAAAGAATGATTTACCGACGTTAGATGGCCCATAAATCACTGACATTTGACCTTCGCCAAACCAACCCTTCATTAAATAATTACTTGCCAGTTGTGGCTTTGCATCATAAGGGAAAAACACCTGGTTTAAAACACTTTCAATTTTAAGCGCTTCTGCTGTTTTCTCTGGG